CGATTCAGCCTCACAATTTGGGGATAAGGAGAACAAATGAGCTACATAGTTACCTCAGACCTTGAGGTTTGCGGCAAGAAGAAGGGTGAATCACTCACCGAAAAAGATTTGGTTGAACTCAATGTAGAAGCACTTATTGGTGCAGGTCACATTTCAGATTCAACCGCTAAGCCAGTACCAGCAACCGAAGGAGCAACTAAATAATGGCACGCATAGTCCTAACAGATGCCTTTGTGACAATCAACGGAGTTAATCTCTCAGACCACATCGCATCAATCACAATCTCAGAAAGCATTGATGTTGTCGAAACTTCAGCGTTTTCATCAACTGCCGCCAAAACACGCATCGGTGGCTTGGAAGATAACTCAGTAACTCTTGAGTTTCATCAAGATTTTGCAGCAGCAAACGTTGAGGCAACAATCAATGGCACAACAACGCTTATTGGCACAGTTACACAGATTGTGGTTCGCCCAACATCTGCTTCAGTCGGTGCTACAAATCCACAATACACATTCTCTGCTCTTTGCTCAGAATGGACTCCACTCAACGGAGCTATTGGTGAACTATCAACTGCATCCGTAACTTGGCCGATTTCAGGCGCAATTACTAAGGCGGTTGCATAATGGCAAGAATCGTACTTACTAACGCTTCAGTAATCTTTGGTACATCCAATGATTTGAGCGACCATATTTCAAGCATCACCCTTAATACCACTCACGATATTGTCGAGACCACAAGTTTCGGAAATACCGCGAAAACTAGAATTGCGGGATTGGCAGATAACTCTGTAACGCTTGAATTCCATCAAGATTTCGCAAGCGGATCAGTGGAATCAATCATTTACCCACTGCTAGGAACTGCGGTCACTATCAAGGTGAAGCCAGTAGCAACAACAGTTGCGACTACAAATCCTCAATATGCCTTCTCTGCACTTGTCTCTGAGTGGACTCCACTCAACGGAGCAGTTGGAGAATTGGCAACTGCATCTGTGACTTGGCCGATTTCAGGCGCAATCACAAAAACAACAGCACCATAATCAACTAAGGGGGAAGTAAGATGGATGGATTAGCAGTTAAGGTTAAGGTCGCTGGCGCAGAGGAAAATACATATCCTCTGCGACCACGCACCATTATCGCGTTTGAGCAAAAGTTCAATAAGGGCTTTGCGAAACTTCTTGAAGAAGGTCGCATTGAATATATTTATTGGCTTGGCTGGCACGCGATGAGAGAGGCAGGGGTTGTTGTTAAGCCTTTTGATAGTGGATTTATGGATACACTTGAAAGCGCATCATTAACCTCAGACCCAAATTCCGAATCCACAGAGAATCTTTAACATACAGCATTGCTGCAATCTCTGTGGAAACAGGCATTTCGCCGGTGGATTTACTAGACTCACCCGATGGAGTGCTTGAAGCAATAGTCATTTACCTCAAACAAAGACAAAAAGCGCGGAGTAAATAGTGGCCGAAAAAGAAGTAATCGTTTTAACAGGTCTCAAAGAAACTATTGATGCTCTTAAAGAGTTCGATAAGGATGCCGTTAAGCGATTTAATAAGGTCATAAATTCCGAGCTTTCAAGCGCTGAAACTAGCGCACGATCCATAGTTGCTAGCATTAACAATTCGCAAGGTACAGGCACGCCGATGAGTGGGTGGAGACAGTCGAATCCAACTCGACCTTCATCCACTCGCGGCGGTGCTGGTTGGCCTGCGTGGAAACCTGCCGAGGTTGCAGCAGGAATTGTTAAATCCAAAGCCCAGGGTCGAGTCTCCGGCAACTACACCACAAGCGCAGGTAAGTTGATAAATAAGTCTGCGGCAGGTTCAATCTTTGAAGTTGCAGGGCGTAAAACCAAGGGAAGCGCAGCACGAACTTCAGGCGCTCAATTCTTGCGTAACTTAGGAAACCGATTTGGCAGAGCATCACGCCTTATTTGGTCGGTGGTAGATAAAGATGGAGAGCGAATTCAGCGTAATGTCGCGAAGGCTCTTGATGATGCAAAACAGGATTTACAGCGAGCTTTGAACAAAGAGAAGGGGTAACAAATGGCAACAGGCGCAATAGTCGCACGCATCCTTACCCAATACTCAGATAAGGGTTCAAAGCAAGCTCAAAAGGATATTAAGAAGTTAGGCGCAGACTTTGACAAGTTCGCCAAGCAGTCATTTAGAGCCTTTGGGCTTGCTGCTGCTGCCTCTGCTGCGTTCGCGACCAAGATTGGCATAGATGCCGTTCAAGCCGCAATCGCGGATCAGAAGTCACAGGTCACTCTTGCCAATTCTTTGCGTAATACAGTTGGCGCTACCGATGAGGCTATTGCTGCCACTGAAGATTATATTTCTGCGCAACAACTCTTGGTCGGCGTATCGGATACAGAATTAAGACAATCACTTCTTATCTTGGCTTCGACCACACGCAGTTTGACCGAGGCTCAGGCGCTACAAAATATTGCACTTGATGTCGCGGCTTCAGGTTATGGCGATGTTGAATCGGTTTCTAAGGCACTTGCCAAGGCATACGGCGGGAATATTGGCGCACGTTAGCGCTTAGTTCCTGGCATCAGTGCTTCAATCGTAAAGACAAAAGACTTTGACGGCGCAATGAAATTCCTCTCAGAGACTATGGGTGGCGCTGCTGCTGCAAGTGCAGATACCCTTGAAGGTCGCTTACGCATCCTTCGCCTTGCATACGATGAGATTATCGAGAGCCTAGGATTTGCGCTCTTGCCGGTGGTTCAAGAATTTTCTGCTTACCTCTTAAGCGATGTGCTTCCACGCATCCAAGAATGGGTTGATCTGAATAAGGATGAACTTGCAGCAGGTTTGCGCGATGCCGCAGGGCTAGTTAAAACCTTGCTTGAGCGTTCTCTAGCCTTTGGGCAGTGGGTCACAGATAACACTGGCACAATCAAGATTCTTGCTGGAATTATTGCCGGAATGTTTGTTGCCAATAAAGTTGCAGCGTTTATTGTCGCTCTTAAAACAATCATCGCAACAATGGCAATTTTGCGGACAACAGCGATGGGCGCTGCGATTGCTACCGCCTTCGCAACAGCCGGTGTGAGCGTTGGTACAGCAGCAGTGGCACTTGCAGCAGTGGGTGTCACCGCGCTTGTCACCAAGCGATATATGGATAGCACCGCTAAGACAACCGAAAAGGTTACTAAGTCCACAAAGGGTTTGACAGGCTCTACTAAGGCAAATACAGGTGTCACTAAGGATGCCACTGCCACAATCACTAAATATAATACTGCTGCGACTAATACCGCAAAGACCACCAAGACTTTAACTGAAGAGCAGAAAAAAGCCGCTGAAATTCAAAAGAAGCTCAAAGAGCAGTTCGGCATCACCACAAAAGAAGATGATCCGATTCAACTTGAGGCGGCTCGACTCAACCTTTTGAAGCAACAGGCTCTAGGTATTGAGGCGCTTACTCAGAATCAGTACGCCTTTATTGAGGCGCAGTTTGCAAGCAATGTTCAGGCTCAGCGTTATGCCGACATTCTCGCCGTCATCAACGATAATAAGATTTCAAGCACCGAACTTGATGCTCTTGCCTACAAGTGGGGCAAATCAAGAGAGTTCGTTCTCAACTACATTAAAGAAGTTACTGGCATCAATAACATTGTCATTGGCAAGGATTTAGGACTTGATGCTGCAAACAGTTGGGAAAATGCTAAGAAGAAACTTGATGAGTACCTCAAGAGCTTGCAAGCAACAGGGCAGGTATCGCCACAAACTCAAGCGGTAATCAGTCAAATAGATCAGGCAACCGCAGATGCACTTGCAGCCTCAGATGCTGCTCTTGCTGCTGCTGAGCGAGCAAGAAAAGCAAATGAAAAGTTTGCAGATGCTGGCATCTTCCCAGGAGCATTTCCACGCAGTAACCCTGGCGATTTCCGTAGAGCTGAAGAAGCCTCAAATGCAACAGGGCCGATTATCTCTACACCAACAATGGGTGCCGTTGTAGGTTTCACCCCAACTAGCCAATATGGTGCAATCCCAACTTCAGGTGCGATTGCTGGCCCAATGATTAACGTAACAGTGAACGCTGGCAACGTGGTTGGAAGTAGCGCTGCTTTGGTAGATACAGTTCGCCAAGGAATCTTGGCAGGTCAATCAAGCGGAAACATCATCTCTTACAATCCTTTGGACATCTAATGAGTATGCCCATCCTTGGCGTAACGATTGACTTTGCGAATGGGCCTGCCTTCGGCAACCCGCTAGTGCTAGATGATCCGACTTCATTTCTTGATGAGGCGATTCTTGCCGATAGCGCAGCCGATGTGGTGGATGTTTCCAACATAACCCTGCGCGTGCAGACAAAGCGCGGGCGCAATCGCATCCTGAATAAGTTTGAAGCGGGTGCGGCTTCGATTGTCTTGCGCGATGACAACGGGGATTTCTCGCCTAGCAACACCTCATCACCTTATTACGGCAAGCTCGTTCCTCTTCGCAAGGTGCGTATCTTTGCCGATTACACCGATGAAGTCACCTCAATCACCACCCGCTATTTCATCTTTTCGGGCTATATCACCGCCTATGACACCAACTTTGTTCGTGGCTTTGAAGAGACCTCAACAGTCACGCTTCAATGCGTGGATGGTTTCCGGCTCTTCACCAACACTGCAATCAGCACAGTTTCAGGCACCCCTGCGGGGCAGTTGTCGGGTGCGCGGATCAATGCTCTGCTTGATGTCGCAGATTACCCTGCCTCTCAGCGTGCGATAGATGCGGGTAATTCGACAATGCAAGCCGACCCAGGTACCTCACGATCCCTGCTTGATGCTATCCAAACAGTTGAAATATCCGAGTTTGGTGGCTTCTTCTTCCAAAAGACCGGCACTGCCACATTCTTATCACGCAACACAGTCTCGCTTAAAGCCGATGAGACACCCTATGATTTCAGCGATGATGGCACAGGCATCGGCTATTCGGCGATTGACTTCGCCTACGATGACCAACTTATTGTGAATGATGTGACAGTTCAAAGGCTTAACGGCGTGGCTCAAAATGTTCAGGATGCCACCTCAATCGAAACCTTCTTCATTCATTCAGGCCAACGCACGGGCATCTTGGTTCAGACCGATACTGAGGCAAATAATCAGGCAGTGATGCTCTTGAACGCTCGAAAGAACGCCACCCTGCGCATTGACTCAATGACCTTGAATCTCTTTGATACCAATGCAAATGCCAATGACCGCATCAAGGCGGGGCTTGGAATGGAAATCTTTGACCTTCTTGACATCACCAAGCAGATGCCTGGGGGATCGGTGGTCACTCGCGAGCTATTCTGCCAGGGCGTTGCCCACGAAATTACGCCGAAAATATGGAATACTACAATCTTCACATCCGAGCCTTTGATTCAAGCATTTATTTTAGATTCAACAACCCAGGGAACACTGGACAATGCCAATGCGGTGTTGTCCTACTAAATAAGGAGCAATAAATGGCAGGTCTAGGCTATAAGGATTTCACTGTAGGGCAGGTTTTAACATCTGCCGAAGTTGATGGCTACTTGATGCAGCAAACTGTAATGAAGTTTGCAGATGCTTCAGCTCGAACCACTGCTCTTACAGGTGTGCTTGCCGAGGGAATGATGTCCTATCTTGCAGACACCAACGCGGTTGAAAAGTATGATGGATCAGCGTGGACTGCAATCGGCGCAGGTGATATTGATGGAGTCACCGCAGGTACAGGATTAAGCGGTGGCGGTACTTCAGGCACAGTTACCCTTTCTTTTGATTACAGCGTAGGAAACCAATCAGTCGAGAACGCACAGACTGGCACTACCTACACATTAGTTTTAAGCGATGCAGGAAAGATGGTCACACTCTCAAACGCATCTGCAATCACACTTACAGTGCCAGCCAATAGCTCAGTTGCCTTTCCCGTCAATACACGCATTGATCTACTTCAATACGGCGCAGGTCAGGTAACAGTCGCGGGGGCAGGTGGAGTGACGATTGCTTCTAAGGCTTCCGCACTGAAGTTGTCGGCCCAATATGCCGGTGCGACTCTTTGGAAGAAAGCAACTGATACCTGGGTTCTCGTAGGGGATATTTCAGCCTAATGAGTCCGCTTCCACCGCTAGGGTTTAAGCAATTTACGCCAGCCGTCACCAACTCCTATGAGTCTATTGCCACAGTAACAGTCGGGTCAGGTGGTCAAAGTATAGTCTCGTTTACTTCAATCCCATCCACCTTCAAGCATCTTCAGCTACGCTGTTTAGCAAGAACTACAGGTACAGTCGATAATGATGTGGCGCTTTTGACATTCAATTCTGATACGGGAACAAATTATTCAGCCCACGATCTCAGAGGTAATGGCGGCGTAATGGCAGCAGGTAGTTATCCAAGTCAAACTTCTATGTATCTTCAGAGATTTGCAGGTGGCAATCAAACATCAGGCAGATTCGGAGTTGTTATTGCAGATATATTAGATTATGCCAATACTTCTAAATATAAAACACTTAGAGACATAGGTGGTTACGATTTTAATGGTACAGGAAACATTTATTTAGCAAGTGGTTTATGGATGAATACAAACGCCATTACCTCAATGTCAATGACACCCGCGCAAGGCGGGGTCTGGGCGCAATACACACAGTTCGCCCTATACGGAATCAAAGGATAGATAAATGCCCGCAGGTTCTACTTACACGCCGATAGCCACTACCACGCTGGGAAGCGCGCAAGCCACAGTTTCATTTAATTCTATTGCTGGAACTTATACTGACCTTGTATTAGTAACTGATTTTTCTGTTACTTCAGCAGGAGACTTCTACCTTCGATTTAATTCTGATACTGGCTCAAATTATTCAGTAACGATAATGGTTGGAGATGGCACTAGCGCGGTTTCAAGTCGCAGTTCAAGCACTACCTATATCAGCCCAAACTACAATTCAGACCAAACTTCACAAAGAGCAATTCACAACTGGTCAATCCAGAATTATGCAAACACAACCACAAACAAGACTGCTTTGTGTCGTTATAACAATGCATCGCGTCAAACAGTTGCAGCCGTTGGGTTGT